TTATCTTTCCGTCCCATATCTTATTACGATATGCAGGCATAAACTTATGGCCTGGTACTTCAAAGGTAAAGTAATCTGCAAGTTCTCTTGCGATACTTGGTTCTGTTTCTACCTTAAGGTGAACTTCATTTACTTTAGATACTTGCATTTTGTAAATTGTCTGGGTTACCATACTCACCTCTAATTATTATATTCCAAGATAAACTTACCCTAGTACCAACAGATGGTGGAACGTGATGCATTAACCAAGATGGAAATACAAAACCTCTATTTTTTCTATTTGGATATGACATAAGAGTAGTTGTATACTCATTTATTTCTCCTTTTGGGTGAAGATGACCATTTGATGGTCTGGGGTCATGAAACATTATAGGTGTTGGATATTTACTTGAAAATGGATACCACACTCCAGAAAAAATATTATTAGAATGAGTATGTGGAGCGTGACAATCACCTTTTTGTGAGATATTAATCCATAGATTTGTTATTTCTAAAGATTTGTATTCGTAGTTATATAACTGACAAATTTCTTTTGTTGTTTCTAATATTTTATCTACTAAAGGTTTGAACGTATTTTTTTTGTGTAGTTCATTATCCTTTGATGCTCTAGAATGATATATTATTTTATTATCAATTATATCTTCATTTTGTATTGCATCAATTAAGTGTTCGTCTGCAATGTATTCAAACTCACTAACAACTGTTGGAAATAAAGTATGATTTTTAATTACATGAGCCATGTTATTATACTATACCTCGTACCTTTTTCTATTTTGTTTACAAAGTGTGGAAACATAAAGTTAGATGGAAATATGATTGCAGAGTTTCTTTTAGGTTTATACATTGTATCTGCGATTACCAACTCACCACCTTCATATCCATCATTGAGAAAAAATAATAATGATGCTTCTGGAAAACCATATTTTTGTTCATGACTATGATGAATATTGTCTATGTGTTCAGACATAAATCCACCTTTACCATACTTGTTTACTCTAAAATCTGTTATTCTATTTGGATTAAAGTATTTCATGTATGGGTGTTTTTTTTGATATAGACTTACTACTTTTTTTGTCGCATTAACCAAATCAACCCAGTAAATCATATTTTCTTTAATATATGTTTCGTCCATTACAACTCTTTTCAAACTACCCTCTGAACTAATATTACCCTTTTCATTTGCGAAAGTTGATTCTCTCCAACCTTTAGAGTTCAGTGCAATATCTTCTGATAATTTATTTGATAATATATCTTCATAATAACCAATCCACTCTTTCATTACATCATTCCTGCTTCAAACTTTTTCCAATCTATTGCGTTCTTAATATCCCAACCACGACTATTGATTGACCTAAGAACACCATCAATATACTTGACAACTGTTTCTAAGTATGCTACTTTATGTTCGCATTGTATGATGTCTTCATCTGATTCTATGTAAACACTTAAATCACTTTTCAATACCTTTAGGTCAAATGGTTTACTGATATAGATTTTTGCATCAGCCTTACCACCGTAGTATTCCCATTTCTCACGATACATCTTTTTATAATCACCCTTTGCTTTGTGTAAGAGTAATTCAAATCGTGATTTGTGGTCTAGGTATTTTGCGTAGAGTTCTTGGTTCTTGAGTGCTTCTGTATCAAGTCTTTCATCATTTATTTTCAATGAAAGATAAACTTCCATCTTCAATTCATCAAGTGTCATAATATATCCTTTGTATTATTTATAGTGCATGGATTTCGTATAATTTGTAAGTAAAGGTTGCCTGTACTGTTAGATATTCGACATCAGTTTGTCCCTGATTAAACTCTAAAGAACTAATTGATGTTGGGTATAAATCTGCAAAACGCACTTCTACGATTGGATTGTTTTTATTTGAAAGGATTGTTAATGTTGCATCAGAAAACATAGACCTATCACTAGTTGTTTGTCCTACTGCACCAGCATCTGTTCTTGGTACTGCACTTGTTCCAGTTGGTGTATTAGATGTTGTTGCACGAAAATCTCTAAATTGTTGTCTACTTTTAGGAAAACCAATTGCAGTTAACCAGTCGTGTAGTTCTGTATAATTTTCTAAAAACTCATCACATATAAAAGTAATGTTTAAATTACCGTATGTAAGATTAGTACCCATAACTGGGATAGATTTGAATGGTGTAGGTATAATTGCATCTGCAAGAGTTAAGTCTGGAACATTTGCGGCTGTAGTAAAGAACTCAACCTTTGGAAGTTGACTTATTGTAAACTTAAATTGTGTAGGACTTGCATAGTCCAGTTTAGTAGGTTGTCTATTTAATGTTACCATTACTTTTCCTTTTCACTGTTATTTATATTTAGGTAGAAACAAAAAAGGGGACTTGCGTCCCCCTCTAAGTCGGTAACAATTTGGATTACATTAAGTTTGTAACTTTAACTCTTCTGTAATACTTGTTGGTATTTCCTGAAATTGAAATCGCACCGTCAGCAGCAGCTGCAACCGTTCCAGTATGGAATGGGTTTGCGGCAATACCGTATCTAGTTTTGAAACCAATTTTTGGTTGGAAACTATTCTCACCAACTGCACGAACCATTTGTAATGGAACATACGGACAGTAGAACATACCAGCATCATAAGGTGATGTACCTTTGTAACCACAAATGTAGTATTGTGAAGCAGCAACATTCGCAGCATATGGGTCTACATACACTTTAAATCTACCGTTCATCACACCAGCAAAAGTTGTTGTTGTGTCGTCTACATTTAAGTTGTTATTTAGAGCAGGTGTGTAATCTAAAACACCAGCCATGTTTAACGCAGATGCAACATCAGCAGAACAGATAATCATATTACCTTTCCCACGTCTTGTTTGTTGACCGATTGCGTTCGCATCTCTTTCAACTGCAAACATTAGTCCTTTGAATTTCTCAACTGACCATCTACCGTTTGAGTCAGTATCTAAATCGAAGATACCAGCAGTAGTTGTGTTTGTAGCTGCACCTTTAACAGCAGATACATAAACATTTCTTACAACTTCTCTATTAATCTCTGCAAGTATTTCAGCAGATAAGATGTTTGCAAGTTCTGTTTCAGCATCTAAACCATGAATTGCTTTAAGGTCTTGTGCAAGTTCCATAGTGTACTCAGCTTTCATAGCTCTTGTTACAGCAGTAACAGTATGTTTCTCAATACTGAATGCCATTTCTGCGAAAGCGTTTGTTCCACTATCCCCTAATGCTTCACCTTGTAAAGCAGTCTGACCAGTTGCAGAAACATAAGTTCCAGCAGGACTGTCGTTAAGAACAGCAGGGTTAGTTTCTGTCGCACCAACATCTCCACCACCGATTGTTCCAGCAGCATTTTGGTTTGAGATATCAGGCATTGCTTCGTCAACAAGTGCTTCTGCACCGTCTTGTGATGCAAATCTTGCTCTCATTGCGAATATCAATCCAGTTGGGCCAGTCATTGGTTGCACACCACAAATGTCGTATGCGATTAGATTTGGCATTGCACGTCTAACTAGGGATATTAAGATGGGATCCCATGAGTCCATTGATGCATTTCCACCGAATGATGAGTTAGTTGGAGCAGTTTCAGTTAAGAAACTCCTGTCTTCTTTTAGAGATTTCTCTTGGTTCTCTAAAATGATTGTAGTAACAGCACGCTTGTAAGCATCTTCGATTTTTGGTAAATCTGGGTGCTCAAGGACTGGCTGCCACTTCTCTTGTAGATGTTCTGTTTGAAACATTAGTTTCTCCTTAATTTATTCTACTTATTTATTTACTTTGCACTCTTAACACCTTTTCCAATAGCTTGCATATATACAGCCATTGAATCAGAAGTGTCTATGTCCTGTGCGTTGCCAGTTTCTACATCATCTGTTGTTTCTGACACATTTGGTTTATTCTTTGGGAAATAACTTTCCTTTAGCGTATCCAACTTACTTCTGAAAGAATCCTCATCAGTAAAATCTACATCTTCGATTAGTGACTTAAACTTTTCAATTTCGACTTCAGTTAAATCACCAGCACACTGGGATATAACCTGTT